ACCAACGGCTCTTGCGCCGCCCATGCGCTGCTGGAACGCTGGGTCAGCATCACGACGAGCGTTCTCCTCAAGCACGGCAACACGGCGACCCTCAAGGCCGATGCGCTTACCTTCGTTCTTGATGCGTTCTTCTTCGCCGGGGGCCATCGTCTTGGTCTGAGTGCCGATGGTCTTGAGTTCACCAGTCAGCGGCTGGAACGTGCGAGACACGACCTGACCGCCAACGTCCGTGGTGGACAACTGCGGCTTGTTCATCTCCATGAACTTCTCGGTGCCCAGCTTTGACTCGTTGATCAAGCGATTCAGACCACCGGGAGTCTGCAACAACTGCTGGATGCGCTGCATTGACTGGTCCACAGTGATGCCTCGGGCTTCCAATGCTTTGCCGATTACAGGGTCAGCATGGTTGGCCTTGTGCCACTGCATGTACGCCTCGGCAGCACCGGGCGATGTGGGGTCAAGTGTTTCAAGGAACTGGCGCGACTGTTTCAGCTTGCTGTCAAGCAAGTCAGTCTGCGCCTTCAGCTGCTTGGTTTTTGCTTCACCAAGTTCCAACAGACCCTTTTCAATACCGGGCAGCTTGGAACCAAAGCCACCAGTCGAAAGTGACCCGCGCAACTTGTTGATGTCAACTTCGCCGGTCTGTGGGTTGTACGCTTCGGCGTAGGCACGGTTCAGTGCGTTGGTCGATTCCTGTTCACGCTGCACCTGTTGCATTTGCAACTGAGCGAGTTGGTTCTGCTGCTGTGCGCCTTGGATCGCAGCAACTTTGCCATACTGAGCCAATGGGTCTTGCAGTTCAATGCCTTTGACAGCCAGTGCGATGTTTGGGTTGATGGGCATGATGACTCCTTACAGGCGACCGCCGCCAAGCGAGTAATCGACTGGTGCCATCTGAGTAGTTTGGTAAGAATAGCTTGGTGCAGCGGTGGGCTGCGGAGCCAGTCGGTTCGTCATCTGCTGACCCTGATAATAGTTCAGGCCAGTGTTCAGGGCACCCGTCAGTGCGTTGGCACCACCCACGTAACCCGATGCCCGGGCAGCAGCACCACTCATCTGAGTTTCGCCGATGTTTTGAGCAGTCTGCATACCAGCTTGACCAATTTGCTGTGCTGTGGTTTGACCGACACCAGCCAGCGATTGCAGGGGCTGGAGTCGGGCAGCGCGTTCAGTCTGGTACCGGTTGAATGCGTTCATGTACTCTTGCGAACCGAGGTCTTGCCCGAAGCGTTGGATGCCTTTGAGGGTGGCACCGGACAGCAGACCGCCACGGGCAGCAGCGGATCGCTCTAGACCCTTCATCCCTTCGGACATGCGGAACGAATAGCCGGGGTCAGCCTGAAAATCAGACATGCTGAAATTCTTGTAATCGGTCAGTGGGATCAGCTTGTTGAGAGCCTGTTCACCAGCTTTGCGCCACGGTTCTTGCAGAGCGACAGACTCTTGAAACTGCTTGTATTGAAGATCAGCAGCACGGTCTGCGGAAGCAGCCTGTGTGGATGCCGCATCACCTGCGGCCATGCCGCCAATTACAGCACTACCTACGACAGCACCAGCTACCCAAAATGTCATGGTGACACCTCAATTTGTTTGTTCTTGACCGTGTTGCCCAAAGCATACATCGAATCGGGTTCCACCTCAACCAACTCGGCCTCGGCTTCCTCGACCGTTGTCGCCTCGATGGCGTGAAACGTCATGCAAAGCGCGTCAGTGATTGCATACACTGCCCGCTTTGTCCCGGGTTTGCTTTGGAACAGATGAGGCCCGGTGACCTCTTGCACATTACCCTCACCGTCCGTGATTGCCACGGTGCCAGACACGATGAGGTACAGGTGCTCTTTCTTGTGGATTGCGCCAACTACCAGCACACCAGCATGACGAAACACTTCGCGGCAGTACATACCACCGTGGAAATAATGCTTTGTCTCAGGCTCGTATTGCGGCAGTTTGGACAGTTCCTGCTGGAGCGATTCTACCTTTTGCCGCATCATTTGAGGCGGGGCAACGGCGAACCCTTCTCCGTAAGTCACTGTCATGTTCACTGAGTCACCTCACGGCCACTGACACGCATGTTGATGGCGCTGGCGGTTCCTGCGATTGTACTGATGAAGTCACCATTGTTCAAAACCTGTCCCACGAGCTCGGGAAAGGTATAAACCTCGGACGGTTGAAGCGTCTTGGTCTTCGTGATCAGGTTGTCGTTACCGGCAGACCCGGCAGTTGTGACCAAGTTGACCGAGATCGTCGCAGCCGTGGCGCTGTAATTGGTCGCCGTGAACTTGTCGATGATTGCGGTCACGTTGGTGGCCGTGTACTGTGTGGTCTGCGTGTTCTCGACAGTTTTGCCGGGAACAATGTTTTTGACGATGACTGTCATTCGGGTTTCTCCTTATGCTTCAGCGGTGGACTCGCGCCAGTTGACTTCAACGCCGAGTACCCAAGTGCCAGCAGCGTCCATTGCGGACGGGCCGACACGGATACCAAGCACCTGGCCGGCGTTGAGCTCGATCTCGTGGTTGCGGACGCTGAACTCGTAAACGACCTCGTAAAAGCCACCTGCGGCACCCACCTGAATCAGTGGGATTTCGGCAATGTTCGTTGATTCCCAAGTGATGCCGGTCACGGTCAGCGCGCCAGTGGACGCGATGCGCGTGTCGCCGCCCTGTGCGGTGTCGAACTGGGACGCCGGGTAGCTGGTGTCCTTCTTGGTGTTCACGGTAATGGCTGTACCGCCCGATGCAGCCGCGCCAGACCCGCGAGTGAGGACGAGCGAGCGGGTTGCCGTTATCGGAGTGGTGAACGCCACAATGGTCGTCCAGCGCAGCCGGATCGACTCAATCCACGCCTTGCCGCTGTAGCCGGGGTCCAGGCGCATGGCTAACACCGCAGCTCCAGCCGTTGCCGCCGCCGCGATCGTGCCGGTCTTCGCTGCAACAACGTAGTTGCTACCCGTCGGTGACACGTCCACCGTGTACATCGACCCCTCACTGTTGACCTCAACGCCAGTTCCATTTGTCCAGCCAATTAGTTTATTTGCCCAACCCATGATTTCTCCTTACTGGTAGGTATACCGAATTTTGAAAGTTCCCCAGCACAGATCAATCAGCGAATACACATCGAGTGTGAAGTCACCTGTTCCGGGCTGAACTGCGAATTTGAAAGACGCAGCAGCATGTCGATGAGCGTCTGCGTCGTTGTCCACGGTGCTGTCTGTCATCACCCAAACGACAACATAGCTGGCCGTTGTGATTCCTGCGTCTGTGATTGTGAATGACGCCTCATCAACAGGAGAAATTCCAAAGTCAATCGTGGTCGTGACTGCCGTTGGTCCTCCACCAGACCCACCAGCAACCCATGCAAATGTCGCTCCGTCCCACTTGAGAAAGGTATTTGCCACCGATGGGGCTGTGATGAATCCGGTCGTGTCTGGAGCCGTCTGGACAAGTATCTGATCAGCAAGACCACCGGCAACGTCTGTTGTCGTATCGGCCGTTGTCGCGTGGCTTACAGAAAGACCAGAAGCTGGCACGTTCTCCCAGCGTTGCTGCACCGAGTCGTACTGGAGCAGATCACCATTCGCAAGCCCTGTAATCTCGACGTTACTGTCCGTTGCACCCAAGGCCGAGCCGAAGGTAGGGCGCACAAACAAAATGCCGTTGGTGGCCGCATGGACCACGGAAGCCACAATGACCTTTGGGTTAGGCGCTGTTGGTGCTGTCTTGGTCAACCCGCCTGTAACAGCGGGGTTGTAGTACAGAATTTGCCCATCGACCCATACCTCTGCGCCGCCAGTGGTGTTAATACCCTTGACCTCACCAAACCATGTGACGTAACCCCAACCATCGTTGGCGATGTCTTGGGTGGCGACACCCATGATGTACTCGTTTTGAGTGGCCGTCAGCCCAGTAGCCGGGGCACCACGCAGCCCACCAGAAGCACCCACAGTGCCCGTGAACATGACGACTTGTCCGTTGGTGATAGCGGCACTGGCCTTGACCCGGTAGTAGGTTTCCTCACCAATGTGCTGAATCACTTCACCACTGTCTTCCATGACAATGTTGAGCGTCTTGATTGCGTCAGCATCGTCCCAGTACAGGGTGCCGTTGGCGTTGACGCCCGTGGGCATACCTGCCGGAGTCGTGTCGAATTGCAACCACGGCACATTGTCCTGCTGAAGCTGACTCATGGTGCCCAACTCGGGGCGCACCTGAAGTGCCAATGCGTTGACTTGCTTTTGCAACTCGGCAATCTGCGCCAGCAGCCCATCTTGCGAGGGGACGATATTGCCGGACACTCGGTCAATGATTGCGTTGATCTCGTCAACCGTCAGAGTCGGTGGGCCTTTTTGCAAGTCGCCCAGCGACACCTCGCTGCCGCTGGTCAACTGACTGAGCGACAGCAAAAACAGATACCACGGCATCGAGACAAAGCCTGTCTCCGGGTTCAGGAACGGAACCCGTGGCTGCGTGATTGGGACGATGCTGGGATTAGGCATTGGTCGGACTCACCATCAACTCAGCGCCCATGATGGCGATCTTCACGGGGTCGGTGCCCGACACCTCGTAGACGCGATCACGCAGCTTGAGGGTCATGCCCAGCCTGCGCCAGATGGCACGGCGATAGTATTCGCCGATCTTGCCGATGCTGACCCAGTGTTCGTTGGACCATGTGTGCCCACCATCGTCTGACCAGCGCAGCATGACCTCGGGGTCGCTGCCTTGGCCGAGGTTCAGACCGACACCTGTCTCGCAGTCAAGCTGGAGGCTGTGGTGCGTGGTGCGCTTCAAGTTGTTCTGACCGGTGGGCAGCGCCCTCCACGAGCGTAGCCATTTCTGGATGCTGCCGTTATCCGAGTAGTCGTCCAGATCGAACGAGTAAATGTTGGCGTTTTGGTAGTCACCCACCATGACCTTGGTGCCAAAGAACGCTTGGCAGTTGCTGCGGTGGCGTGTGAACTGACCGTTGACAAACCCGGCGCGTTCATGCCACGCCTGCGTTGCCACATCGTAGACCCATGTCGTGTCTGCGGTGGGGAAAAGCAGCACGTAAAAGCTGTGACCGTCTTGCTGGTACGTGTAGCCGATGGCGTCCGACAGGTCACCGTACTGCTGGATGTGCCACTCGATGGCATGGGTCGAGATGCGCTGGCCGGAGTAGCCGTTGGCCCGGTAGACCATGCCCTGACCACGGGCGTCTTTGCCCAGCCAGAACAGACCGTTGTCCATCTTGGCAATCGAATAGGCCGCAGCGCAGCCCAACTCGTTGAATGCGCCTTGGATGCGAGAGAACGGGAAATCTGGGTTGCCGCTGTTGTACCAGACCTCGATGGAGTTGGTGCCGTAGACCCACAGTTGCCCGTGGTCCACGATGATGCCAACCACGCCGTCAGGGGAGCCTTCGGCGCTGGCGAAGTCGAGGGGGTCAACTTGTGTCCCCTCAAGCAGCGCAGTGACCCAGATTTTCTGGCTGTTTGGCTCGTTGAACACAAAATAGCCGTCCAAATAGCCCACGGTCACAGCGCCGGGGAAGTCCGGGTCGGTGATCTGCTGGAACACGTTGGTCAGCGAGTTGTAGATGTACGAGGGGCCGTTGCAGGCCACGAACAACTGAGTGCCGTTGTCGGCCATGCTGACAGGCCCAGTGCCCGTCACACCGCCAATTAGGGTTACTACGTAGGCAGGGGTTACTTTGTACAGTTGACTGCCACTGACCACGTACATGTTGCCAGCCAGTACCCACAGACCACGGATCGGGCCAAAGCCAGCCGTAAACTCCAGCTTCAGACCGGGAGCGCGGTTCAGGAACGCAGGCTCCTTGCCAGCCTCGGGCACGATCTCGGGGAACAGGTTGACCATGCGGGCATCCGCAGCGTTGACACTGCGGGCCACGTAGGATGATCCGAGGATCGGTGTCTTCATTAAAAATTTCCAGAATAAATGTTGAACCGCTGACGATTTGCCACCACAGCGTAGGGCAGGCTCATCACATCGTATGGGTTGTTGATGCGCTTCAAATTGCGCTTGGCTGTCATGGCGATGCGCTGCACCTGTGGGCTTGGCTCCACGCCAAACTCGGGCGCGATTTCCATTGCCAAGTTGTAGGCAAACGCCCGCATGTAACCCGGTGGGAAGAACAGTTCAGTCGCCAGCGTGGCGGGTTGCGTCAACTCTTGCACCGAGATGAAGTGCCACTCCAAGACCTGCGTGGGTCGGGGGTAGACGTACATCTCCACGTTGGGGAACGTGTTGTTGACAAAGATGACCTGCGGGAACGTCGATGTCGATGTCTTAACAGCGATGCCGTTGTACTGGTCTTGGTTGATGAACTTGATGCCATACGACACGCCGCTTGGGGCTTTGTAGTAGGTACCGTCATCGAGTTGAATGGGGCGGTTGCCCACAAAGTCACCAGAGGGGCCAAGGGTGCGCTTGATCTCACCAGAGGGCCACGAGAAGATTTGGTCTTGGGTGCAGAACACGGACAGTCGTTCCGTGTTCCACGAGTCAATCATCTGGTTCATTGCAACCAGAGCATCTTGACTTGTTGCCGCTGACGCCGTTTCACCTTCGGCAAGAATGCCGAGCAGACGCAGTGCTCGGTTGATCTGATCGCCAGCGGTATATGCCATTTCAGTTTCCTTCGGATTCGTCGCTTGCCGAAGTCAAAAAGGATGGGACTTCGTTGGGCTGTTCGACAGGATTATCGGTCACTTTGCGAGTCAGCTTGTTTCGCACAGGCTTTTCTGCTTTCGGTGCCACCTCGACGGGCGTATCGGGATTGTACCGTGTCCAGCCGTTCTTTTCATCTTCGGCAATTTCGACTTCGTTGATGGCGACTTTGGCACCATGAGTGGGGTGTACGAGGGTGACGTTCATTTGGGTTCTCCATGTGAAAACGGGGCCGAAGCCCCGTTTTACCAGTTGCTCAAGAATTAAGCAACGCGGTATGCGGTCCAAGTGCCATTGCCGGTCTTACGGGCGCGGAAACGGGCCGATGTGTTGGCGCTGACAGCGGCCACACCAACGATGGTCCAGCCAGTGCCAACCACCAAAGTGGCAGCGTTGGTGCCGCCAATGTTGATGATACCGAACTCAAATGCGGAGTTCACTTTTTGTGCGCTAGAAACGTCAGCTTCCAGATCGGCCACGGTGGGCAGAGTCAAGTTGACGGCAGCGCCAGTGTATGTGAACAGACCGTTCGAGAGTTGAGCACCAGTCAGAGTTGCTGCGGCTGTCAGCGCCACGGGAGCGCCTTGAACCGTCAAATTTGCTTCGCCTACGTTGCCGTCACCGAGTTGGTAACCGCCTGCGCCGTTTGGGAGTGCCATGATAATTTCCTTTCAGGGATTGATTTTGAACGCAGGGGCCGAAGCCCCCGCCTTGGATTAGCCCCAGATGCGGCAACCCATTTGTGGACGAATCGTGTTGTAGCCATACAGCACGTCAACACGGCAAGGCATACGATCGTTGTTGATGTCGTACTGACGAACAACACGCAGGCTGATACCGTTGTGAACGGCACGGCTTGCCATGTCAACGCCTTGTGGCAGCAACAAGTCAGCAGTGGCGAACGCGATGGCGTCACGGTGGTACACCATGTTCTGTGGGTAGCTGGTCGAAGCAGCACCAACGAACACGACAGCCTTACCAGTGGCAGGCAGGGACACCATAGTGCACAGGGCGTTACCAGCCGAGTACATCGGGGCAACAGTCACAGTGGCAGTGGTGGTGCTGGTCGAAGATGACAAGGCAACGAACTGGAACAACGAACCGGTGGACTCACGGGTCTGTGGGTTGGCAGCGTAGCAATCAGCGATGGTGAACACGTCACCAGCGTTGATGATCTCACCAGAACCGACAGTCAGAGTCAGAGTGGTTGCGCCTTCGGAGGTCACAGCAGCGCCGGTTGTGTTGCCAGTGGCAGCACGGGTACCGCAGGTGTGAACTTTGATCGACTGGCTCATGTTGACTTCTTCGTAGCCCAACACTTGCTCACCCATCATGCCGTTCTTGAACTGGCGAGAGATGACGTCTTGGGGGTTGAAGAAACCAGACAGACCGTTCACCAGAGCAGCGTTAGCGGCAGGGTTCACGGTAGCGTAACGAGGCGACATGGTGGCGGCGTTCTCGTTCAGCTTCTGCTGGGCTTGCAACAGCACCAAAGCGGTCGATGGGGCAGAGCCGGGAGTACCGACAGAGTTACCGATCAGCTTGTATGCGTTGGCAACGTCAGCGTCCACAGTGGAGGCCAACTGGCTGATACGTGGCTTCAAGACACGCTCTGCGAAGTCGTCCAACTGCATGGTCAATTCAGCGGATGTGAAGTTGATGCCGATGTGCTTCTGGCTGGAGACAGTCAGAGTGGTGAACTGTTCGTTGTCGTCCTGAACTTGCAGGGCGGCACCGTCAGTGACCAGAGCGCGGTCGGGCAAACGGATACGCAGTGTGGAACCGATCTTGGCACCTTCAACAGCGAAGCTGTCGTCGTACTGACGGTTCACGTTGCGGGTGATCACCAAGTTGTTCTCCAGAATTTCCAGAGATTTGCGGGTGATCATGTCAATGGTAAGAAGCGAGTTACTCATGATGATTTCCTAAAATTAGCGGTTGCGAAGTGCCTTTGCCTTGTCGATTTGTCGTTGACGCTCGGCAGCAATCCAGTCCGATGTGCTCATGCTCTTAACAGAGCGAGGATCGGTGGTGTCAGTGACACCGGGGTTCGTTGCTCGTGCGGTCACCGGACGAATCGGTTCTGGCGCAGACGAGGTTTTCTTTTGGAAAGGCTCGGCAGTTATCTTAGCCTCAATCTTCCCGATTTCTCGCGCTTGCAACAGTGGCGACAGACGAGAAATGCGATCAGCTTCTTTGGGGTTGCTGCCCAGCCAGTAGGCCAGATCAGGTCCAATTTCGGAGCTTTTGATTGTCTCGGCCATCACATCGGTGACTCGGAGATTCGGGTTGTAGGCGACTTGTTCAAAGTCGTCGTACTTGTTCCGAACTTCTTCTTCACGTTCTGCGTAGCTGTCCTCAATCGCTGCTTTTTGCTTCTGTAGTTCACGCTGGTGGAGCATCTCCTCGGCCCGCTTGACTGCCAGTGCTTCCGCATAGGCTTCAGGGGACTCAAATTGATCCACAGGCGGGAGTTCCTTGGGCACCGACTGCCGCACTTGCATTTCTGCTTGTTTGGCTTGCTGCTCACGTTCCCATTTGCGCTGTTCTCTTGCGAGGCGCTTGCCGATCATCGAATCGAGCTCAGCTTGAGAGAATTTCTTCTCCTCGGGTGTCTCGTCACTCTGGTCAGCGACTTCCGGCAGATTTTGTGCATTGTCCGAAGTGGCCGTCACTTCGGGTGCTTGCGCGGAGTCTACTTCCGCTAGGTTTTGGACTTCATCAGTCATTTGTAACTCATGTGAGTTCCCGGTCTACTGGGCCGGTACAGTTCTCAGATTATGCGCTAAGAAGGCGCTTGTCAAGGTTCATTTGGCAACCCATCTAATGCGGGTTGTTTGTGTTTAAGGCTTTTTAAAGCGCCGCAATGATAAATGCGAGAAGTTGCTCGTATCGAATGCCGTAGATGTTACCCGCCGCTTGGTAATGCTGGACAACAATCATGCGACCTGTTTCTTCTAATTCTGCGTCCAACTCAGGCACCTTGATTTCTGGGGTCTCAGACCACTCGTCATAGCAGACAATGCCGTATTGCATGGCGTCAAGTCCTTGAGCTTGGAATGCAGCAATGACCTCTTGAGCAATCACACCAACATGGATTCGTGCCACATCGCCTTTGCGCTCCACAGCCTCTTTAAACTTAAACTTCTTGATCAGACCTTTGAGCGATGCTGCGACCAGTTTTTCTGCTTCATTAAGTTCAGCAATGTCTTGTTTTTCGCGCTCATCTGATGTGTTAATCACTCCGTTGGCCGCAAAAACTTCAGGCCAGCGTTTTGAGGCATCGCCAAGGGGCATATCCGAACTGTTGTTGACACCCGGACGCACTCGGCCATAAAAATCAAAGGAACGACTACCGGCACCTGTGTCTGCCTGAAACTCAAGATTCAACGCACCCACTCGGTCATACATTCTAAAAAACGGGTCACCACCGGTGCCGTTACCACTCATCATGACACAGGCATCGGCATCTGAACTGTTGTACACATTGACAACGCCGTACCCTTTGGGCCTCAGTGACAAACTGACATCAGAATTTGAACCTCCGGCTGTAAAATCGGTGCCACTGATGGTGACATTTGCGGCGGCAGCGTCTGTTGCTAAAGATAGTGCGGTTATGGCACGGCCAGCGGTAAGATTGGCAACACTAACTTTTCTGGTTGCCCCGCCTTGTACCAGCGGCAGTTCCTCGGTTCCCGCAAGCGGGGTCGTCGCGCCGGTCAACTGAGAAATTTTTAGATCAGCCATGATTTACTTTTCGATCAGCTACCGACCACAGCGGTCGGAACGTTGTTGGCCACGGCCTGCGCCGTGAAATTGTTTTCGTAAGAGATTCGGCAAATGCTAGTGTCGGTTGTGACCATGTTATTGGTCAGCACCATTGTTTGACCACCACTGGCGTTGTCGATGTAGATTTTGCCAATCTCAGTGTTGCCAGAACCTTCACAAACTTGATTGCCAGAACACACTATGTTTAAGATGGCCCGACCTTCGATTGTGGCGTAACTGGTGATTCCATTGACAACCACGTTCTGACCGCTGCGGAAGCCGTCCTGCATCATGTTGTTGCTGACTTGAACGTTCTTTCCGCTGAAGAAGATCGAGCCACCGTAGCAGTTGCTGATGTTGTTGCCTTCAATGTTTCCGTTGCCGGAGTTGTAGACGATACCAATGCCAGCACTGATAACTGAGTTGTTCGAGATCATCGACGGTTTCTTGGCAGCATCTGATGTGATGAAAATTCCAAAACTGTCATCGCTATCGAACATGTCGATGACGTTTCCGTCGCAGACACATCCGTTTGGTGTGTCCAGACGAATACCATACCTTGCGGACGTCACCGCAGCGTTCTCGATGACGCACCTGTTGCCATTGACTGTGCCGTTTTCAATGACGAGATAAATTCCAGAGAACGCAAAGTCTTTAATGACGTTATCGGTGATCGACAAGTTAGTGCCACCAACATCGGTGGTCTTGATGCCGTCGTCTACGCCATAAATGTAGTTGCCAGAAATAGTGTTGTTGTCCCCAGCTTGGTAAAAGTCAATTCCAATGTTGGTGGCTTTTTTGGATACTGCTAACCAGATCATGCGGTTATTGCTGATCGTCACATCCTCAGTACCTTGCTTAACGTAAATAAAGCGGTCGCAAGTGCCGACTTTTTGCACAAAGATGTTGTCGGTGACAACGCCTTTTTTGATCTGGAAATTTGCACCACCAATGTCGATGTGCTCGTTATTGTCCGAAGGGTCTACATCGGCATAATTTGCATCTTCAAAATAATTACCACTAATGACAAAGTTTTGAACTCCGTCGTTGATGTCAATCGAATCAAAAAACGGTCTGATGAAACGATTGCTAGTGATGAAAACGCCATCCATGTAAGTGCCAGCGTTATCAAACAAAGCTAAGTGATCAATGCCTGCGCCAAATTCGTTGCCGCTGATTACGAGGTTTGTGCCGCCGTACAAGTACCAGCCTCCACAGGTCACCATGCGATTGTTGGTGAACGTGAATCCGTTGACTCCAGTAGCGCGGCCCACAATAGTGGGCGGTGTGTTGCCTGGGCCAGGAAATCCCGGCACAGCCTCAAAAGTGAAGCCATCCATCGTTACTTTGCCGTTCGTACTCAGCCTGAACATCTCATAAAACGAGCAGTTGATTGGAGAGGAGCTACGCTTGATGGTTGCACCAAAAGAAAGGAGTTGCAGGTCTTGGTTGGTGTTCAGGTAAAAGCTGAAGCAGTACAGGTTGTCGTACGGACTTGTTGGAACTGGAGACGATGGATTGAGTTGGTTGACAATGTAAGTTCCTTCTGGGAACACGATGCACTTTGCCCCGCTGTCAATCGCCGCTTGAATAGCCACAGTGTCATCGGTCACGCCATCACCGACTGCGCCGAAATCTTTGACGCTGACCGATTCTTGCAATTTTTGGTGAACGGTTCTACCAACCGCACCCGTAAGGTTTCCAACAGAATTTGATTGGTGAAAACCAATAAGCGCATCACCTTTTGCGGGATTGGCGTTGTTTGCAAGGTCTTGTGCCAAATCACTTGCAACAACTGAACCTCCAATGTTATCCCATGACCGAATCAACACATCGGTAGATGTCATCACATCGTATTTATACAACAGCCCCTCGGTTGACCAAATTTGTTGAGGTGTGCGACCGGCAGAATCCAAAATAATTGGGTTTGTGTTGGGTGTGAGACCCGTGCGGGATGTAAAAGTCGCAAGCGGTGTTGTTGTACCCGCAGCATATGTGTAAATTTTTCCACCGGACAATGGGTTGCCATTGTTGTCAAGAAATTGCCAACCCGCTCCACCAATAAATGAAAGGTTTACTGCCATGTTAAGGCTCCAAAAGAATCAAACCGCCGTCCTCTTGCGCGAGGTTTGCGCCGGACTCGGTAAGAAGGTTGCTTTGTGCCTGTTCGCTGCCGCGACCGCCGAACAGCGAAATAATGCCACCCAGCCCGACACCGATGGCGTTGCGGGCAGCAAGGAAACTCATTTGGTGTTCATCGGTTTGCAGTACACCGTACCACCAGAGGAAATCTGGATGGCGCTCACTCGCCACAGGCCAGATGTGCCGGTGGGGACTTTGAACGGGATCGGTGTAAACGCAGGGATCGGTGTGCTGGCAGTTGTTGCCACGGCACCCTCACCCACTTGAACGTAGCAAGGTTCTGTGGACCAGACCATGACGCCTTCGGGGCCAGCGGGCCAGCCAGATGTGTTGGCTGCGGTGCCTGTGAAAGCGGCAGTCTGAGCCGGGAAGTTGGCTTGAGTGAGAGGATTCAAGAGTTCCATGATGGCTCCTTATGCGAGGAATTTTAACTTGTACAGGGTGGACAGGTAAAGCCCGATGATTTCATCAATGATGTTCTGAAGCGGGGTGTCGCTCTTGTCGCACACCTTGTACCGCATGTCTTCAATCTCGGACAGCGATTCTTCCAAAAACTCAACGATGTTGCCGTTTTTCTTGGCGCTCATGAGGCTGATTGGTCCAATTAGACCATGACGGCCTTGATACGCCTCGGCAAACTTGTCGGCCAACTCGATTACTTCGTCGTAGAACGAATTCAACGCCATGTGTTTGGAGAAGCTGCGGGTGTTTAAGTGCACCGAGTGGGCCACATCTCGGGCCAAGAACAAAATACCAACAAAATCAGCGGATTTCATTCATCTCTCCTTGTGGTGCCATCATCTCAGGCTGCATCTCGGGTTGTTCCATCGGCATTTCACGCTGTTCGCTCATGACCATGTTGTCATTGCTCTCCAGCGCAGCAGCCACGACACCCATAGCGATGTCCTGAATCTGCTGCTCACTCATACCAGCCTGCACGGCGCTGATACGCTGTGTCTCGGCCTGATATGCCTTAATGTCAGCCTCAAACTGCTTGATCTCCAGATCACGGGCTTCCATGCTCTTGTTGACGTTTTGCAACATCTGGAACATGTTCTCCATCTCAGCGGCCATCGCCTCCATCTGCTGGTTGGCAGCGGCCAAGGCTGGATCGTCTTCGTCGGCCAGCACTTTGGGGTCGATGGTTTTCTTGAACCGCTTGGCGAGGTCTTGAGCACCGGGCCAGTCCATGTTCTTGACGAACAGGTCACCAGCAACTTGCCACAACTGTGGGTTGCCTTGCAGCAACTGGGCCATGCTCTCCAATGCTTCCTGACGCTTGGTAGCGTAGCCGGGGCCGGTGATCACGCGCACATCGTACTTACCGACAGCGGGGTTGTAGATTTTCTCAATCAGCACACCCTCTTGGTCCACGATCCGCTTGACGGGTTCTTCCTGCATCGGGTTCATCTTGACGGTCGATGGCTCACCATCTTCGCCAATGATGCGGGCAATGCGCTCGGTGTCGTAAATCTTGGGGATCAGGTCCACGAGTTGACGGCCAATGTGACGGATCGCACGGGCCAAGTTGTCAACGTAGTGGTAGGTGCCGATGTCACCTTCGCGCTGGCGGGCCAAGATGGCTTTACCAGAACGCTCGTTGCTGGTCATGCCCAGCGATGCGTTGTACTGGCCGGTGGCCGACTTGATGTCCTCGGCAGCGCCCGCCTTGGCTTGCAGGAGGCCGCTGGAGGCCATCGGAGGCTGTGCCCGCTGGGGTAGTGGCAACACAGCGCCTTGACCGTCTGTAACGTCAGGGTTGACCTCCAGATAGGGCCAGTTGTTTGTGTTGGCAGTCTTCCACTGCTGCTCATAGCCTTCAAACTGACCACCGTACCCGATGAACGGGGCTTTGGGGGCCAGCGCCAGCATCTCAGCTTCCTGCGACACCCAGTAGTTGTACATGCGCTGGGCATCTTTGGCGTTGCGCACCAAGCCCGACACGTACATCTGGCCGTCCACCTCGAATTCGTTGCCGACTACGCGCACCACGGGGATGTAGGCACCAGCCCACTCGCGTTCTTCGAGGATGTCGTAGCCGTTGATCTTGCACCACTTGACCTTTTTGCGGTCAGCTTCGCGGCTGCGGATCGGCTTGCCAAACGTCATGCGCAGATTTTTATCTTCGGGCGTACCGCTGAACGCAGTCCGGTTGCCGGGGTACAGATTGAGCGTCTGCTTCTCGTATTCGATGTAGAAGTATTCGGCAATGCGAATGGTGTTCTCACCGATCCACTGGGCGATGGACTGATCGCCCACGCCAAGGCTCATGAGGGTGCTGATCGGCGCTGCATCGGGGTACAGACGCTCGTATTCGGCTTTGGGTAGGTCTTCTGTCACAAAGCACCACTTGGCATCTGCGCCTGTGGGGTCTTGGATCAGGGGGTCCATGTAGACGCTGAAGCTGTTGCGGATGCGCCCGATCTTGATGTCTTGATCAAACGTGTCTTCGTCGCAGTACTCGGTCAGCAGACGGATGTAGCCTTCGCCGTAGGACACTTGGTTCTCACAGGCGGTGTCGTAAGCCACGTCAGCGTCCGAGATGTACTCGATGTGGCGAATCACGCCGTTGAACACATCGGCCACGTCCACGTCTGCCTTGTCGTCAGCCGGGATCACCTTGATGCCGGGACGGTTCATGCGCTGCTCGTTCGTCACTTGATGAACGTGCTGCGGCAGCTTGTTGATGGTCAGGCAGGGGCGGGCGTTGATGGTCTGACCCTGCACGGCACCACGGGTCTGGAGCACGTCAGCAGGCCACTGCCACTGGTTGTCTGGGGAGCCTGCGTAGAACCGCAAGTCGTCGAGTTCGTCTTCCCGAGTCTGGGAAAACGCCGTCATGGCCGTGTTCATGCGTGAACGGGCAACGGTCAAAATTTCCTCGGAACCGCCTTTTGACGGGTACGGGCCGTTTTTTGCCACATTTGCTGCGGCTACGATTCCGGTGGTGTCTTTCATGCGTCAAATACTCCGAGGGTGTGTGATTCCCTCATGACCAGAAGGTTGCCACCTTCCCATTTCAAGTCCTGACCTATGGAATCACCAAATAGCACTTTGTCGCCAACTTTCACGTCTTTGGTGTCTGGGCCAGCGGAGATTACCACACCTGTGCCTGTTTGTTTCTCTCGCAACAGGATGAAAAGCTCGTGTTTCTCCATGTCTGGACGCACGATCAGGCAGTCTTGCAGGGCTTGAATGGTCATTTTTTGGGCTTCATTGTTGGTTTTTTCTCTGCCGAGCGTTTAACGGCATAGCTTATTGCCAGCGCTTGCTTTACAGGCTTGCCAGCGGCTACTTCGGCCTTGACGTTCTTGCGAAACGCCTCTTTTGAGGGTGATTTGACGAGGGGCATGTCTAGCTTCCCATCCAAGAAGTAAGGGCAGCACCGTTTTGAGCGTTGCGCCGGGTGATTGTGCGGTCATTGTACTCCCGATGTGCCACGGGGTACGCGAATGTTACAGCGATGGCGTCAGCCGCATCGGGTGACGCAACTCCACGGGCCTTCATCTCCTTCTTCCCCTCCAAAAAGATGGTGCCAGCCGAGTTGGGCTTCTTCATCGGGCCTGTCAGGTCGCTTTTCAGCAGCCGGTCCTGCGGCAAGCTGGCGGTCTTCACCCAGTCGCGCATGGCTCCCCAAATCTCAGCCCGTTTGTTGCCCCACATGGTCGGGTTCTTGGCCTTCCAGCCGAAGTTGACCCCGCGCACTTTGTACTTCTGCTCGGTCAATCTGTCAAGAATGCCGTACCCAAGTCCACCCTCGTCGATCACGGTCAGTGCTGGCCGGTACTCCTCGATGGCGTCAATGACGTGGCCCACCACGCTCATGGTGTCGTCACCACGGAACCGCTTGATCGCCACGATGTCCCGCCCTTGGCGCACGGCGATCACTGTGCTGTCCATGCCGCCACGGGCCGGGTCCACGCCGATGATGATGGGTGCGGTCATGTCCTTGTACTGTGGCCGCTTCATGGCGTCATCCACGGTGTGCGGTGCGATGAACTGGTCTTGCCCGCTCTTGGGGAAGTCACCATACACCTCGACCCGCGCCTCGTCTGAGTCCTCACCGTACTCGTCGATGATCTGCTGGTAGATGCTCTTGTCGGTGCCCTCGACCTGACGAGCGTCGATCTTGCGCGATCTCCAAAAGTCCCGTTTACTCCCGTCCACAGCCTCGTAGAAGTACCCGGTGTTGCGACGGCCGTTGCTGAACGCCAGCCAATACCGGTCCAAGATGTTCTCGGTAAAGAAGCCCGCAGCCACGGACCAGATGCTGTCCGGGATACCGCTGGCCTCGTCGAAGATCACCATCATGCCGTCCATGTTGTGCACACCGGCATAGGCGTCTGGGTTCTCCTCGGACCACAGCTTACCTTCGGCGCCCCAGTACCGGGTGCCTTTGCGCAGGTCACGCTCGACCAACTCGGTCAGCCACTGTGCAGGCTGGAGACTCGTCGCAGTCGGCTCCCACCAGTGGGCGTTGAGCGCCATCGTGACCCATTTGGTCAACTCACCCCATGTCACCTTACGCAACTGGTTCTCGCTGTTAGCCGACACGATGACAGACGAGCCAATCCGAGTACTCAGCATCCACAGGATCAACCAGCTAACCAGTGCAGACTTACCCACACCCCGACCCGACGATACGGCTTGCCGCATGGCGTCGATCAACTCGTCGTTACTCAGCTTACCCTTGTTGTCTTTGAGGAAGTCCCGAATCTCACGCAGCACCTCCCGCTGCCACTTACGGGGTGACTTGAAGTGCTCAAGGGGTGTGTTCTTCTGCCCCCATCAAACCCTCGAAAGAGGCAAGGGCGCTGCTGCATGTCGAATATGAGCAGATATTCGAGCGTGTCGTTGAAGACATCTATCGGGGCCGATCCCTACAATCCTTGATCGAAGATGACCACCGGGCCATCTCGTATGAGGACTTCCTGCGCTGGGTCAAGCGCGAACCCACCCGCCACGAACGATTCAAGGAAGCGCAGGAGATGCGCACCGAGTTCCTTGCGGGAGAAATCCTTGAGATTGCCGATGGGGTCGAAGCCATCGACGCCAACTCGAACGACACGGTGAACAGGGACAAGCTGCGCATCGACACGCGCAAGTGGCTCATGAGCGCACACAACAAGAAACGCTACGGCGAGATCAAGCAGGTTGAACTCGGCGGCACCATCTCCATCACTGAGGCGCTGGCGCAGGCACAAGCCAGAGTGATCGAGGGTGAGGTGGTAGATGTGACCCCGAGACAACTGGAGAACTGATGACTCCACAAGAAATGGCGCAGCAAGCGGCTGATGCGGTGAATGCCGGTCAGCGCATGTCATTGGTGCACCCAAAGGGTATGAAGATGCCTCCCAAGTTCCCACGGGGTGAATTGCTGTGCGAGAACCACACCGGGTCGCGTGTTTAC